GCCACCACGAACGTGGAGTAAACGTCACCCGCTGCGGTGTAAGTGTGCTGACCTGTCGTTGTCACCTGTCTGTACGGATTGGTCGTGGTAACCACGCGCACACCCATGTACCGGCCCACCTCGCCTTTGAACAACTGATCCGGGCTGCCGTACTTGCTGGCCTCCAACCAGTCGTCGTCGTTCATCAAGTCGCGGGCGACTTCCGGTGCCATGATGGCCGTGAAGTATCCGCCACTCGGACGAGCGTTGTTCACGCGCAACTCGGTCGCCGCATCCAGGATGTCCAATGCCGTCATGGCATCATCTGTCCCGGTCACTGTGGAGTAACCTGTCGCCGCACCTGCATAGCGCAGGTTGATTGCCGTCGAATCGCCCAGAATGTTCCGTAGCAACTCGTCAACTTTCAGTGCCGCATCCTGTCCGTTCTGGACAGTCGCCTGCTCCATCGTGTTGAACAATTCAACCGAACTTAACAGATCACTGATCGTCACGATCTGTCCGTATTGCAAGAGCGAAACGTCAACCGTTTCCATGCTCAACTGCTTTGAGGCAGCCGTTCCAATTGCCGTACCTTCGGTAAGTGTAGCAACATCGGTTGTTACGGGTTCCGGGTAACGGAAGAATCTCACCGCTTTGTGTCCAGCCTTCGCCGGGAGCGGTGACTTATAAGCAAACTGATCAAGAACAATTGTCTTGAGCGTTTGTTCGAGTAACTTCTTGTTGAAGTAATCTTGAAGTGTTGACTGTGGCCCCGCCGTAGAGGAGCCAGTAGTCGTTAGCGTTGTTCCTGCCATAATATTTTATTTCCTAATTTAATTTGTTGCGAACATGCTCAACCCGTTGTCATCCGCTTCCTGCATCGCTTTCATCAACTCCGCCCGTTGCTGATCAGCGGGCAGGTTTCCAAACGATTCAACTTCGAGGACGTTTCCGCCGGGTTGGCTTCCGTTCAGTTGTGTTTTCTCTTCATACTCAGCAACCTTCTTTTTAAGGTCGCTGACCTGTTTCTCCAGTGATTCGGACCGGTTGGCCCGGAGGTACACCACCGCACCTTCGACAGCATCAGTAATGCCTTCGGGGTACTGCGTCAGGACAGGTTTTCGCTCAAGCAATTGACCGACCATTTTGAACAGTTCACTGTTCTGGTCGTTCAAGTCTTTATGCTCGGTCGCCGCCGCCTTCCAGTTTGTGTCCCACTTGGCTACAAACTTGGCCTGCTGCTTCTTCGCGTCCTGTTCCACAACCGCTGACCTGGCCTGCTCCGCCGCTTTTCTTGCTGCTTCGGCATTCGCGTGATCGCCTTCATCCTCGAACTCTTTGGCTATTGCCTCGTATTCATCAGGTGAATAACGACTGTTTGCCGACCTTTGACTAATCTCGGCCAGCGACTTGGTCTGCTGCTCCTGGAACGATTTGCGTTCCGAATCCAACTCGGCGCGTTCTTTCTTCAAGGCCGATTTCTCGGCATTGACCTCGCGCCAGGTCTTGTTGGCCCGCTCCTGCGTCTTTTTTGCCCGGGCATACTTCGTTTGAGGCTTTTTATCCTCCTCAGTCTGCTCCTCGGGCTTTTCCTCCCCGGACGATGAATCGTCCGCCGGTTTCTCCGGTTCTACTTCTTCACTGGGTTTGTCATCGGTAACAACTGGTTCCTTTTCGGGTTCCTCGGCCTGCGGCACCGGGGCTATGTTCGCAGTGTCAAACGCGGAAGCATCGGCATCCGCCAATGCTTTTAGCAATTGCTCGCGCTCAACATCCAACTCGACTGGTTTTTCTAGCACTACTTCAGACATAAATTTTTAAGCACTCCTGCGCATCCACTCCAGATCATCGGTCACCCCGACCACTTCCTCCTCCGGTTGGCTCCGTATCGAGGCCATCCCGTCCAGTGTCGCCAACGCGGATTTAAACCCGGCAGCGTGACCGGCGTGATACGCCAGGTCTGCTGGACTTGAGATAAACCTGTCGCAATTCTGAAAATGCAAGTTTCTCAGATGGGACTTTAGTTGTACTCCCACCTCGCTCGACATGAACGTCTGTAACTTCCGAGCGTGTTCGTTCGTCCACTCAGGAGGATCAGACCACTGCAACACCTGGCGGAACTGTCTCCATAGCCACCACCGGTTCTTCAATCGTTTCCACATTTTGCTGTTCCGCCTGCTGTGCAACCGCCTGCTGCATCTGGGCGAATAAATTCTTTAGTTCCTGCTCCACCTGGCGGCCCACCTTCGGGTCTGCCTCTTTCAGCCTCAACAAATGTTCTCCCATGTGTTGTTCCAAAAATTGTCCTTCCGCCGGTTCTGGCGGCGCACCTGTGTCGGCCCGGTTGGTGATGTATGCCATCACTGTCTGGATGTGTACCAGGTGATCATCACTGTCCTTCACCACCGCCGGGAAACCCAACCGCAGGAAAGTAATCTCATTGGCCTGATCCTCCGCCTGGTCGGCCTGCGCCATCATCGGGTCAATGTATAATCGCTTGACCAGTGTCGCGTCATCACTCTCCAAAATTGTCTTCCGCAACTGGCCCTGGTCGATGTACGGGTCATTCGCAAACATCTGGAACCGGGTGATCGCTTTCTGCATCAACAACTGCTTGTTCACCCCGTCCGCCGATCCGGTCGGCTGGATGCCGTACTTCTCATGCAACGCCTCCTGGGGTATCTGCTGCGCCGTGTCCAGATACCAGTAATCCAGGCTCGTCTTGTCGTATTGCAGCAAAATCGACCAACTCATCCTGTACAGGTTGCCCAGCGCAATTCGGAAGATTCGCATCCTCAGATCACTCGATTGCTGGTAAAGCCCCCCAATCGCCTGGATCTCGGTCGCTGTGCGCCTCTCAGTGTTTTGCAATGTCTGCGTCAACCCGAAGTCCGGGGTGGAAACCCGGTTCTGCGCGATCTCCCGCATGATGTTCATCTGGGTGTCAAACGAGATCGGGGGGGTCTGGTGCATTATCGGTTGGATCCCGTACGGCAAAATGCTGCCAGGTGTCATGCGGAGATTGCCGCTGTTTGGCATGTCCCGCTCAGCCCGGTACAACGGACGATTGAACAACGTCATCGCATCATTCTTCTCGTTCATCAGCTTGGTCAGTTCAGCCTCGAATATCGCCTGCAACTCAACCACACCTCGGCTCGAATAAAATCCCGGGTCTTTGATCTCGTAGTTGAAAATGACAAATGGCGGTTTGCCGTGATTGTACGGAATCTTCATCGTCGGACGAAGATCGATGTCCGGGGATGTCGGTGAGTAGGTGCAGATCAACCACTGCCCACTCTCCGGGCAGCGATAATAAACCTCCCACACGATTATCTTTTCCTTCTCGGGAAAAGTCAGTCCTTCACGCTCGTACTTCGCCGCCTCAGTGTCCATGTCACCGGAATCCTCCCCGTAACTACCGACAATCTGGTCGAGGATTGCCTTGTCCTGCTTCAGGTGCTTCTGGCGTTTGTACGCCTCCACCGAGTAAACGCTGATGTGACAAATCCGGTCTGCATCGGCCAGGTCCCGCGTCCACGCAGGAACCACGATGTGCTGGGGATCGACCGTGTAATATTTCAACCGCTTCGATGCGTAGTCCCAAAGCACTTTCAGAACCCCGGTGCCACACATCAGCATGGCATCCACCGCACTCAACACCTCGGTCTCCAGGTTGGTCTTCTGCTTGACACGATGATCGAACCACTGCGCCGCAGCAGTCGTGTATTCGGCCACCTGGGGGGTCGTGGGGATGAACTGTGCAATTAAATCCGTAGCAAACAACTGCTGGAAATACGCCGGCTTCAACTCGCTGATGGTGGTGTCCACCAACGGAAAATGAACGTCACTTGCCCCGGGCCACGGTTTGTTTTTCCGCCGCAACCCGTGATGACGCATCTCGTAAAACATGCGCTGCCGAACATCCCATACGGAACGATCCGCCAAATCCTGGAGAACATCTGTGTTTAATTTCTGCCGACTACGCATTTAAAATTCTTCCTCTTCCTCCTCCTCCTCCTCATCCAAACACCAGCCCATCGACTGGATCGCGAATAGCGTGGAATACATCTGCAACCCGCCGATCAGCGTTGCATCGCTCAAATCGAACTCCTCCTGGTATCGCCCCAACAACGCCTCCAACTCGCCGCAGAACGCATCAAACTGTTTCTCGGCGGTCATCATGATGCCCACCCCAATCGGGGAGGTTTAGCGTTTCTTCGGCTTTAAACCGTACTTTTTGCCGCCTGCCGCCTTGCGTGGCCCGCTCGCCATCGCCCGCCTGCCGGCTGCCGTTACGCTTCGCTTCAACCCAGCCCGCGCACCGCGCCGCGCACCGAGTGACTCGTCCTGTCGGGACTTGTAGCCTTGAGGAGATGCCCCAGATGCGCCAGGTGCGCGACGAGGCCGACTCGTAGACTTCCAAGCCTTCTGTGAACTTAAACCCACTCTCTTTGGTTTTGTTGCCATTTGATGATTTATTTTAGTGCGTAAAAAAACGCACCCGAATTGGATGCGTTAAAACCGTTAATTGGCAAATATTTCGTGCGGTGCTTTCTGTGTACTAGAGGTAACTCATCGCCCGGGTGATTAGTTTTTGCGCTGTGACCGGGTTTTCAGGTGCTGCGTCCCGTGCGTCCTCCAATAATTTCCTGACCCGCCCCAGTTGAGTCTTCAACGTCAACGCATAGGTCACCTGATCAATCGATTCATCAATCATATCATCCACCAACGGCACCCGCTCCCATAAATCCCCCCCATGCTCCTCCTGGCCGGCCCGGTATTTGCGGTCGATCTCGGCTCCGATAGTCTTTTGTATCTCTGTTAAGTGGTCTTCCTGCGCTAAAGTCATCATTCCGCCAGGCTTGCCTTCTCCAGTTCGTACTCGTAATCAATGATCTGACTCAACAATGACCGCACAAATGTCTTCGACTCCGGGCTGGCGTTGTACGCATCCTCAAAGCCCCGTTCATTGTTCAGAATGATCGTCCGGGTCGCGTCCAGTTTCCGGGGGAGAGCCGTTCGACATCCTAGCGTCAACCCAATCCAGCTTGTCACGACGACGATCATCAACCATCGCCTCCAACTTCTCGTTCTCGACTTTTTTTCCATATCCAAAAAGCTCCTTCAACAACGCCAAAATCGCCCGTATGATTCCCCACGCTTTCATCCTGTGTTCAACCCCATCGATTCCCGCAACTTCGCATCGCCACTCCAGTCAGTCATACCCGCT